ATACAGATGGATAACCGATTAAAAAATTTTAAGAATTTTTTGTATCTATGTTGGAAGTTTTTAAAACTACCTGAACCAACACCTATACAATACGATATTGCGGACTACATTCAGACAAAAGAACGTAGACTTGTTGTTGAAGCCTTTAGAGGCGTAGGCAAATCTTGGATTACTTCAGCTTATGTTTGTCATCAATTATTATTAAATCCGCAAAAGAATATCTTGGTAGTTTCAGCTTCTAAAAGTAGAGCTGATGACTTCAGTACCTTTACTCAAAGGCTAGTCAATGAAATGCCAATTTTACAGCATCTCATTCCTAGAGATGACCAAAGACATTCAAAGATTAGCTTTGATGTCGCTCCCGCTATAGCTTCTCACTCACCGAGTGTTAAGTCAATGGGAATTACAGGTCAGCTAACAGGCTCAAGAGCCGATTTAATTATTGCTGATGACGTAGAATCTGCTAATAATTCACAGACACAATTAATGAGAGATAGATTAAGCGAAACTGTGAAAGAATTTGATGCCATCATTAAACCTGATGTTGGTCGCATCATATTCTTAGGAACACCTCAAACTGAAATGAGTTTATATAACACATTAGAAGAGAGAGGTTATAAGACAAAAATATGGACAGCTTTATACCCTGACAAAACACAAACTGTTGGTTATGGTCATAAACTTGCTTCTGTTATTTCTGAAGTTACTGATAAAGAAGGTAAACCTACAGACCCTCTAAGATTTGATGATGTGGATTTGATGGAGCGTTTGTCTTCGTATGGGCGTTCAGGATTTAACCTACAATTTATGTTGGACACTACAATGTCTGACTCCAATAGGTATCCTTTAAAGCTCAACGATTTAATCGTAGCTTCAGGTTGTTCCACGTGGAAAGAAGCTCCTGCTAAAATACAGTGGGCTTCAGGTACAGAACAGCTTAAAGGCATAGACCCTGAAATACCTAATGTTGGTCTTAAAGGGGATTACTTTGTAGCTCCTATGTATACGTCACCTGAATACGCACCCTTTGAAGGGTGTGCTATGTCCATAGACCCTGCGGGTCGTGGAGAAGACAAAACAGCGTATGCGGTGCTTAAAATGCTTCATGGAGTGTTGTATTTGACTGCTATCGGAGCTTTAGACGGTGGATACTCAGATGCCACCTTAGAAGAGCTTTCTAGTATTGCTAAAAGAAACAAGGTGAACTATGTAGTTATTGAGTCTAACTTTGGAGATGGTATGGCGACAGCTTTACTTAAACCTGTGATGGCTAAGATACACCCATGTGAAATTGAAGAGGTAAGACACAACATACAAAAAGAGAAAAGAATTATTGATACCCTAGAGCCGATTATGAATGGTCATAGGCTAGTGGTAGATGAACAGATTATTAAAGATGATTTCAAGCTAGAACCTAATCATCAGTTGTTCCGACAAATGACTCGGATAACTAAAGATAAGGGAGCGTTAAGACATGATGACCAAATTGACGCATTAGCGATTATAGCTAATTACTGGGTTGAGAGAATGGATAGAGACCAAACTTTGTCTTATAAACAACATCAAGATGAGCTTATAAACAAAGATTTAGAAAAATTTATGCAACATACTATTGGGAGACAACCTAAACGTGATAATTTCCTCTAGTGGCATTAAAGTACCCGTATTAGGGACATTAGGGTTCAAGCTATATACTATAGCTATTAACTCACTAACTTATTATAAAAGGATAAACACCAATGGACGAACCGAAGACTTGCGACAGATGTGGACATTTATGCCACTGTGTAGAAGCAGACCATGAGGGCTGTACTTGCACTGGCTGTAATTGTTCTAGTAACAGGAGTGTTTGGTATGTCTCAGATAAGTCCAGTAATGAGCAAGACAAAACTTACGAAAATGAGGTTGGTAAATCAAATGGATAAAGTAGATTGGGAATTTATAAGTAAATTAGAAGGTAAAGCTATAGATACAGCTTATGTACCTGAAGATAAAAAAGGTAATGTTTTAAAAAACTCAGGGGTTACTATAGGAACTGGTGTGGATTTAAAGATGAAGAACGCTGAATTTTTAGAAAGCATTGGCGTTCCTAGTGATATTGTAGAAGTATTAGAACCTTATTTTAGACTCAAAGGTGATGAAGCTAAAGTATATTTAGAAAATAATCCATTAGTGTTATCAGCAGTAGATATAAAGATATTAGATGGAGCGGTTCAGAAGTTTGAACTTAATAAGATAAAAACAGCTTATGAAAAAGATAGTAAAAAGTCTTGGAATAGTTTAAGTGCAAACCAACAAACAGTAGTGACATCAGTGGGCTTTCAATATGGAGATATGGAGAAAAGAACTCCTAATTTTTGGGAAGGCGTAGTGAATGGAAACTGGAATGGAGTGTATAAGGAGTTGATGGACTTCGGTGATAAACATGATACAAGAAGAGAGACAGAAGCAAAGCTGTTAATCAGTAAAATTTAGTAGAAAAATATGAGTAGGTATCGCTATAGCGGTGGAAGCACATTTCCCCGTTGGCATAATCTCATGTTCACCGCAGATGGCAACCCCGCAGGGACTTTTTGGCTCGTCTCGGCTCATATATAGTGAAGCCTTTTATTTTTTAGGCTCGTCTGTGTGCTCGTCTGTTTTTTTAGATAGGGTACTCATTACAATTAAAAGACAACAAACAAGACACCCACACAACACAACAAGACAACAAAGCCAACGGCTAGTTTAATCTCGTAAGTGTCTGTTTTTTTATTACTCATTTAATAAAACTTAAAGCCGTCAAAGTTAATGCAATAAATATTATCCAAAATAATATATATAATATCTTCTCTTTAATTCTCTTCATTTCTTTTTATTCCTTTTTAATTAGTTAGTTAGTAAGTTGATAGCTATATAATAGCTTTAAACCTTTTTGATTGTCTCTAATATGGGTACTTTAATCAAATGAGAACAAAAGGAGTACATTGTGACA